CTTTGCATGATCGAGCAGCCCCTGCGGGGGCTGTTTTCATGGCACACCCGACTTCGGGTGTGCCATGAAAACAGCGCGAAAGTTCAGGATGAGAACAGAGGTTTTTGATATTGAGGTGTATCGCGATTACTTTCTGATCGGGTGCAGGGATGTCGACACTGGCGAAGTGACTGCGTTTGAACAGTGGCCCGGGAACCCGCTCGATGTGCGCCGTGTGCGCAAGCACTTCGGAGCGCGCAGGATCGTCGGGTTCAACAGTAAGCGGTTCGACGCCCCACTGGTCGCGCTTGCTCTGACAGGGGCAAGTTGCGAGACGCTCAAGCTCGTGGCCGACGCGATCATCACGAAGAACCTACAGCCGTGGCAAGTGTCGAAACAGTTCGATTTTGAGATACCAGACTGGGATCACATTGACATCTTCGATGTCGCCCCGGGTGTCGCCACGAGCCTGAAAATCTACGCGGGGCGACTGCACTCGAAGCGGATGCAAGACCTGCCGATCGAGCCCGACGCGTCGATCGCTGATGTTGACCGGGAGCGCCTGCGGGACTACTGCCTCGGATCTGACACTGTGGCAACCGTCGATCTGTGGCGCAGCCTGCAGCCACAGATCGCGCTGCGCGAGGTGATGAGTGCCCAGTACAAATTAGATCTGCGCAGCAAGAGCGACGCGCAGATTGCCGAGGCTGTCATCAAAGCACAGGTTACCGAGGTGCTGGCCCGACCTGTTGAACGACCGACAATTGCCCCGGGCACTGTGTACCGCTACGCGCCCCCCTACTTCATCACATTCCAGGGCGAGGTGTTGCGCGAGGCGCTCGCACTGGTGTGTGCCCAGGAGTTCGTCGTCGGTGACAGCGGCAGCATCCAGATGCCCAAGGCGATCAGCAGCCTCAAGCTGACGATCGGCAGCAGCACGTACAAGATGGGGATAGGAGGGCTGCACTCGACTGAGCAGGGTATCAGTCACTACGCGGACAGCGATACGGTACTTGTCGACCGGGATGTGGCGAGTTACTACCCCGCGATCATCCTCGGGTGCGGTCTGTACCCGAAGCACCTCGGGCCCGCGTTTCTGCGGGTGTACGACAAGATCGTGCAGCGTCGACTGGCTGCGAAGCACTCGGGTGACAAGGTGACTGCCGACGCTCTCAAGATTACGATCAATGGGGCCTACGGCAAGCTCGGCAGCAAGTGGTCGACCCTGTACTCTCCCGACTTGCTGATCCAGGTAACGCTGACCGGGCAGATTTGCCTGCTGATGCTGATCGAGATGCTAGAGGGGCAGGGGATCAGTGTCGTCAGCGCAAACACGGACGGCATTGTCATCAAGTGCCCTCGCGCACTGCAGAGCCGCATGGACGCTTGCATCTGGACCTGGGAGCAGATGACAGGGTTCGACACCGAGGCCGCAGAGTACAGGTCGCTGCACTCGCGCGATGTCAACAACTACATCGCTGTCAAGACTGACGGGAGTGCGAAGCTCAAGGGTGCGTATGCGCCTGCGGGGCTGATGAAGAACCCGCAGAACGAGATCAGCGCCGAAGCCGCGCGGGAGTTTCTGAAAAACGGCACTCCGGTCGAGCAGACCGTGCGCGCATGTCAAGACATGCGCAAGTTCATCACAGTGCGTCAAGTGCGAGGCGGAGGTGTCGACCAGTCGGGCGCCTACCTCGGGCGGGCCGTGCGCTGGTACTACAGCACCGAGGTCGAGGGGCCGCTGCGCTACAAGGTGAACGGCTACACGGTGCCGCGCAGCGAGGGCGCCAGGGCTGCGATGGAGATGCCCGCGTCGATCCCTGCGGACCTGGATTTTGATTGGTACGTCCGGGACGCGCAGAGCATTCTTGTCGATGTTGGGATTGTGCAATAACCCCCTCGATCAAGTGGGGCATTCGCACCTCGCACTGTGTAGCACATGCTACAGTCGCAGGATGTTAACAACATCACGAACGGCAATGAACACATCGACCCAGTGGCCCACCGCGCGCCGCCATCCCCGCACCCTGCAGGAAGCGTTTGGTCCTTACACCAGTCGTCACATCTCGACCCCCGAGCCCAAACCAACAGGGTACAGCGTGGGGTGGTGGATCATGATTACCGCGATCGCTGTCGCCAGCGCATGGGCGGTGACGCTGTGAGGGAGCGAGACGTCGAGGCGCATCTGGTGAAGCGCGCGAAGCAACTGGGCGGCGAGGTTCGCAAAGTCCAGTGGATCGGGAGGCGAGGGGCGCCCGATCGGCTTGTGATGCTCCCGGCGCTAACCCTGTGGGTCGAACTCAAAGCGCCCGGGGCAAAGGTCAAGCCGCACCAAGCACGCGAGCACGAGCGGATGCGCGCAATGGGTCAGCGTGTTGTCGTCCTCGACTCTGTCGAGGCAGTTGAGGAGATTCTTGGATGAAGAAACAGATCAAGGTCGGGGCACTGAGCTATGCGCAGCTTGTACTGTACATGCTCGACGGTGTGCACAACTGTCAGGAACTGGCGGGACTCACGGGGCTGCACTACGTCACGGTTCTGCAGTACACCCGCGAAATGCACGCAGCAGGCGCTGTCCACATCTGTGCCTGGGAGAAGAACTCGCGGGGTTGCGACTCGATCAAAATCTACAAGATCGGCCCGGGCAAGGACAAGAAGCGGGAACGAATGACGGGTGCAGAGAGACAGGCCCGCACGCGAGCAAACCGCAAAGCGTCGCAACTCAACGCAGTGATGGCCGGGGCGGGTAGCTTCGTGCCGTCTGCCAACGGCAGATTACGATTCGAGGCTGGCGTATGAACTGCCCTCACTGTGGTGTGTGGTCGCTGGTCGTCAGCACCCGGCGAGGTAAGCGCGGGCTGCGTAGGCGTCGCGAGTGTGCAAACGGGCACCGGTTCACGACCGAAGAGGTAGTCTGTGCGTGAGTATCGTCCCCGCGCGTTCGCGCCGCTCGCCATGGCGCACCTGGGCGCGCACGACAGGTGCGCCCTGTGGGCCAAGCCCGGGATGGGCAAGACAGTGCTCACAATGACGCACCTCGCCAATCTGTACGAGATCGTCGGAGAGAGTGCCCCCACCCTCGTGATCGCACCGCTGCGCGTCGCCCGCGACGGCTGGCCCAGTGAGGTGGACAAGTGGGAACACTTGCGAGGGCTCACGGTGTCGGCGGTGGTTGGCACCCGTGACCAACGCGCCGCCGCCCTGCGCCGCGACGCGCATGTCTACGCGACGAACTACGAGACCCTCCCCTGGTTGCGCGAGTGGTTCGGTTCGCAGGGAAAGGTGTGGCCGTTTACCACGGTCGTCGCTGACGAGTGCAGCAAGCTCAAGGGGTTCCGCTTGCGCCAGGGTACTGTGCGCGCCCAGGCGCTGGCCGCAGTCGCGCACAAACAGGTGCGTCGATGGGTCAGCCTGACCGGCACGCCCGCAAGCAACGGGCTGGAGGATCTATGGGGACAAGTGTGGTTCCTTGACGCGGGCCAGCGCCTGGGCCGCACGTTCTCCGCATTCCGCGACCGCTGGTTCAGGCCCGTGCAGGCGGGCCAGTTCACGAAGTGGGTCGCGAGCCCCGAGGCGGCGGACGATATCCACGCGCGTCTCGCAGACATCTGCCTGACGCTCGATCCGGTTGACTGGTTCGACATGCGCGAGCCAGTTGTGAACGTGGTCGAGGTGGACATGCCAGCGTCTGCCAGGGCGAAGTACCGGGAGATGGAGCGCGAACTGTTCACGATGATCGGCACGCACGCTGTCGAGGCACCCGTTGCTGCTGCGCGTTACGGCAAGTGTCTGCAGATGGCAGGCGGCGCCGTGTTCACTGAAGGGGGTCAGTGGGTAACAGTGCATGACGAGAAGCTTGACGCCCTCGGCGATATCGTCGAGGGGTCAGGGGATGACCCGATTCTCGTTAGCTACCACTACACCCACGATCGCGATCGAATTGTGGGGAGGTTCCCCGGAGCCCTGGATCTGAGTCGTGCCGATCACATGGCGGCTGCGAAGAGGGGCGAGGGCAAGGTGTGGCTTGGTCATCCCGCGAGCATGGGGCATGGGGTCGACGGCCTGCAAGAACACTGCAACACCATCGTGTTCTTTGCTCAAGACCCTAACCTCGAATACCACGACCAGATCCTCGAGCGTGTCGGCCCGATGCGACAACTCCAGGGGGGCAAGGATCGCCCCGTGTTCGTGCACTACATCGTTGCGCGCGGGACGATCGACGAGATGGAAATGGATCGACGGCAAACAAAACGCAGCGTGCAAGATGCGCTGCTCAATTACATGAAAGGCAAGCAATGAATTTCCCAGTGATCCCATCCCCCTCCGGTGGGGGCAAGCTGGCGGGCGACCACTACTATCGCGTCAAGGTGAGCGACCCGATCAGCCCCGAGGTCAACCCGTACACAGCAGAGTGCGCTGACATCATCGAGGCGTTGGGGATGACGTTCAACGAGGGCGAAGCGTTCAAGGCGCTTTGGCGACTCGCGGCAGGTCGCCAGGGGCGAGGTAAGGCCGGGGGCAAGCCCCAGTATGACGCTGACAAAGTGGCGCACTACGGCGCCCGCGTCGCTGCGCAGACTCGCCGGGGGTGCGCCCATGAGTGACGAGGTTGATCGCGCGCAGATCGAAGTCGATCGAACACTGCGCGAAGCCCTGCGCAGTCGCAAGGCCAGCGGCCCAGTGGCGACCGGGGAGTGTCTGCACTGTGGCGAACCGCTCACCCCTCCCCTGCGCTGGTGTGGGCCAGGGTGCAGGGATGAGTGGGAGGGGTTGACCCGCCGCAGACGCTAGTGCGCCAGGAGATTGCCGCCCTGCGGGCTCGGCTGGTGGTTCTCGAGGGCTCGGCTCATTTTCTCCCTTTCAGGGCGTCGGCGACCGGGCCCGCGATTTTCTCGACCGAACGACCGACGACGTACCCGCCCAGGCCGAACTCGACGATACCCCACAGCTTGAGGTATTCCGCCTCGCTCAGATTGGGCGCGGCCCATCCGAACCAGCGCGCAACGATCAGCGCGCCGAACGTGAGCATCAGCACGGGGCGCCAGTTCGCAGCAAGCCAATGGTCGCTTGCCGCTTCGGTCTTGACAATGTCGGCCTGTGCCATGAACACAGCGAGAAACTGCTGCTGACGGGCCCGCTCCGCTTCGCCAGCGTCGGGCCAAAACTTATCAATTAGTTTGCTGCCGACCTCCAGGGCCGTCGAAACGGGATCAAGCGCCATCTCATTCTCCAGTCGGGCGAGTCTGCCATTCGCCGGTTTCCATCTGCATCGCCATGCGCGTAGCGCGCCCTGGTGTCTGCCGCGCCCACAGGCTTGCGAGCATTCCGGTTGCAGCTTCCGTATATCGACCCGCTTGCGCGTTCGCCAGGGTGGTCTTGAACCCGAGCAGTCCCGCGATCCCCATCTGGAAGGCCATGCCGATGAGGACAGCCTGCCGCGCTTCATTCAGATCGGCAGCCCATGGCAGTGCCGCGAACACCTCGCGCGACTTGCGAGTGATGTCGTTGCGCAGCAGGTAGTCAACCTCGTCGGGTGTCAGCCCCCCGCCCTTGCGCTTGTCGATCAGCCTGCCGACACCGATCGTCCAGTACCCGAGATGATCCTGGTAGGCATGGGGCACTGAACCCTCTTCCTGGCGGAGTTGCTCGGCAAGGTTCATCGCCATCCGTGGCTCTTGAGGAAGTCGAGGAACACGTAACCGAGACCGACGAGTCCTGACCACGCGAGACCTGCCAGCGTCTTCTCGATCACAGCTTGCCGCAGTCGGATACTTTGCGCCTCTTTCTGGATTGCGAGGCGCACCCACTTCTGCTCTTCCTCGGTCAGTGCTGGAACGGTCTCGACGGCTGCAATCGCTGCTGCAACATCTGCAACAAATTGGGCGCGTTCGTCAGGGCTCATCTTGAGGGCACAGCAGTGGGGCAACTGCTGTGCATCGTACCCTGTGCGTTAGTTCACACGGACACCCACCCGGAGAGCGTTGCGAATGCGGGTGATGATTGTCATTTAATGGCCCCACTAATTAGGAATATCGGCTGAAGACCTGGAAATCTCCAGCCACGCACCAGAGCCTCCGTCAGCAGTGCTATCAAATTCAAACTCAATTGCGCGATTGTTCCCGGGCCCAGGAGCCACGAAAGAGCCGGCCAAGTTGTACGCAGACGAGAAAGTTATGGCTCCGAGTGCTCCTGCCGTGGTGTTGTACACCCGGATCAATATGCGGCAACCATCCTCTCCTGCGAGAGGTTGCAGAATAGAAAAAGCCGTTCCGTTATTGGCTTTGATGCGGAAGAGATTTCCAAGGGTTGTGTCAATAGATACTGACGCTCCATAAGCTGGAGTAGACGCCCTATACCTGAGTGAGCCCGGAATCCAAACACGCCTATTGGCTATGCTCACATGCAGGGCGTCGCCGACCGGTGTATTCAGTCCCCAAACAGTAGAGTCGTTATACGCCGCCACATCGTTCGATGTGTTGCCCGCTGGATCACGCCACACTGTGCGCGTGCGTGAACCACCTGTCTCTTGCCAGACGACAAGGTATGTCGACGGCGACCCACTACTAGGCTCAAAATGATGGTGGGCTGACGGCAGATTTCTACCTCCACCGTAGCTCACATAGGATGTTTTCCGCTCGACTAACCACGGAGTGTAATCGCCGAGTGTGTCGCCTGGAGCGGCAAACTTTTGAATTGCGAGATTTGAAAGCTCTTCGTCAGTGAGTCCGGCTCCAGACCGCGTACCTTGTATTAGCTGCCAAGTGGCATCACCATCGACCATAAACGCCACACCAGCCCGCCGATTATCCATGGCACGCCTATCCGCATGGCCGGCTGGCCGAAGGTCGGCGTCATTTGAGATGCAAAATACGGGGGCCCATGGCCCACGCAGCCACTGCGTGTTGCCGTCATGCTGCCCAGGATTATTGACGATTGCGCTCGCTGTCGCCCCTGATGAGAGCCCAGGACTCCACGTCGCAGATGTCGCGCCATTTGTCAGCGTAACAGCGCGAGCGTCGCCATTGCTAAACGTGACCGTCCATAGTCCAGTATCTCGCGGCCAGTTTGCGCTCAGTGTTGCACTAACAGCAGCAGAACTTAGCGGCGCAGTAAATGACAGGGCAGCCACAGTCTGCGGAGTGAACGTCCACACTCTGACCTGGGCCCCATCGTAACTTGTTGGATATCCAGAATATGACGATCCCGCGCTGTAATCAAGCACGGTCACAGGAACAGTCACGCCGATGAAGCTCGGCCAAGTTGTCGAATCCTCGGTATTTAGCCCATAATTAAGGTACGCAGGAACCTCTACTAGGCCCCCATTTGGTAGCCCTGATGCGGCTGATATGGCCTGTTGCAATGCCGCCTTCACAGCGGCCTGAGGAGACCCTGAATCCACCCCAAAATCAATCGCCACATCAAATTTTCGCCTCTCGTTGTGATCGTGCAAGGTCGTCGCTACAGCCCCTATAGAGGTGCGAAGCTCTCCAATCATTGCATCTCCATCACTAGGTGATGCGGTAGAGGGGAGTCGTCTGAGATAGTTGTGTACCGAGGTCGCTGCTTCATTAGCAGGGAGGAAACTAACTTGTTCGGCAGCAACTGCGTCGTTCAGCGTGCGCCCGCACACGAACAACACTTCATCAGACGCCTGCAGCCCGCTGGTGGTTGTGATCGTGTTGCTGTCGGTCTCGGTGAAGTCTACGCCCGGGGTCAGGCGTAGACCGTTCACGTAGACAGCGATGTTGTTGGCACCAGGGGTGTAGGTGGCACCAGTCAGGTTGAACACGGTCTGTGCCGCGCTGGCTGTCAGCACTTCAGTGCTGAAGGTGGAACTCACCTGCTGCGCTGCCTGCCCGTACCTCACGAGGATCTGGGAACCGTTGAGGGGTGCGACAGTGAACGCGAGGATGTTGCCGGAGATCGTGAAGTCCAGATTGGGCACATAGGTCTGCCCGTCCACTGATACGTCACAGTTCGCCACATTGCCCGGAGCGCGCTGCAGGGCGAACGCGGTCGTGCTGCCCGTGCCGCTGAACGTGTCGAACAGCCAGTTCGCATAGACCGCTGCAGAGAACAGGTCGGCGGTGTCGAAGTTCTGCAGGCCGGTGCCGTTCTGGTCCCACCCGATCAGGCGCGATGCCACTGGCGCGGGCAGGACCACATCTGCCGAGGTGGTCACACTGGCGCGCACCGAGCGCGACACCTCCTCGCGCAGCTGCTGCACTTGCATGACTGTGCGATCGAGTTGGTTCTCGAGCGACAGGGGCGGGAAGTTACCGCCTGCAGGGAGGTCGAGGGGCTGGTCGTAGTCCAGGGCGCCGACGATGACGATCACGCTACCGACCGGGAGAGGGTCGCCGCTAATTGGGTAGGTGACCGTCCCCCCGGGACTCGTCTCCTGGTTCGGGTTCAGCGTGACACTGTAGTCTGCGCCCAGTACCAGCAGCGTCTCGATGCCGTCAGCGTCGGCAGCGGTGACGGCAATGTCGCCCTCTGCGAACACCTTGAAACTGAAGGGGAATGTGGTAGTGCTGTTGTCCCCGAGCAGGGGGCCCGCTTTGCGCGCGGTTGATGCGATGGTCATGTCTGGGGGCTCCTGAACCTACCGCGATAGTAGGCCGGGAGCCCCCGAACACGGACACCTCACTTGTGCTTGCTCTCGGGGCTGGCAGTGCCGGTTATCAGCCCTCGCACGAGGTCGATCTTGTCAGTCGGTTCGATCTTCCCGTCTGCCATACCGGCAGCATATCCGACAGGGCGCGCTGCCGCGTAGAAGGGTAGGCCGGTCACCATCGTGGCAGCGGCAGCAACATCCCGCACTGCTTTCTGCTTGTTGCCATCCGCGACGATTGCATCGTAGACACTCTTGGGTGCCCCGACTGCGGACTCAATCAGCGACACCGCAGGCGACAGACTGAACTTGTCGTCAGCCGGGTTGTGGTTGAACCTGTTCACAACCAACTGCGCACCTTGTCCGACGATCGGTATCTGTGCCGCGAAACCCTTCAGGGTGCCGAACCCGAACACTGCTGCAAGCCAATCGTCCAGGTAGCCGTCCTTATCCTTGTCCTCGGGGCCGCCCTTGAACGCGATCGCGATCGCCTCGGCAATCCAGATCGGCAGCAGCATCCCGACCAGGGCGACATACAGCAGCTTGCCAGCACCTTTGCGCAGGCCCATCTCGTCGGCAACCTGCACCATCGCGGTCGCGTTGGTGTTCGCCAGCATGTTGAAGTAACCGACGAACTGAGTGAAGAACCGCGCGATCGGTTTGCCCGTCTCGAAGCGACTTACATCCTCGGGCAAGGTGCTGCCCTGGGTCTGACGAATCACGCCGTCCGCGAACCGAACCGCATCGCGCTCGCTGTGTTTGTCTGCGATGGCTTGGTTGTAGGCGGCTGTCCAGACGATCGGGCCCATCGTGTTGTCGAGGGCCGACTGCATGAAGTAGGCGTGGCGACGAGTCCACGCCTGGCTGAGTTCGTACATGCCCGGGTTGACGAGAATCTTTTCGACCTCGTCGTTCATCGCAGCGACCTCGTTGCCCATGCGGTTGCGCATGTACTCGCTCATCTCGGCAACCGCGCGCTTCATCTCGGCAGGGCTCGCCGCGAACGCTGCCGTGGCACGCAGCAGATCCCCGCCCCCCACCTTCACCGCCGCAGAACTGAACCCGGTCAACTGCTGCACCGTGTTCGACACGTTGCCCATCATCAGGGCCATGCCCGCACGAGAGCGCGCCGCCACGAGGAACCGGCTGAGTTTGCGATCCCCAGTGACAGGATCGCCGACCGACTGCCGCGCTGCCCGGTTCAGCCAGGGCAGCAGCATCCCCTCGTATGCGCCCGGGTCGATCCGGTTCAGTGCGTAGCTCACCCGCTTGTCGGTGAGCAGGCGCCGCACATCGGTAACCGCCCCTTGCATGTGCGAGAACAGGAGCACCTTGTCCAGGTGCTGCGACAGCACCCGCAGGTCGAGCAGTAGGGGCTGGTTGTAGTCGACGCGCGACTTCGTGAACCCGCTCGGTGCTGCAGGGAACGCGTATGCCAGCGTAGAGTTCTCACCCTCGGCCAACTCGCGCAGGGCTGCGTCCTTGACGAGGCGCGTGTCGGTCTGCGCAGGGATGTAGCCACCGCGATAGGTGCCGAACGGGGTCACGACTTCGTTGGCCGTGACCTCCGCGAAGTACCGACCGAACACCTGCCGGTGAGTCGCCTGGGCCAGGGGTTTCGTTTCCTCGAGCAAGTCCCACACGCCTTGCGCAAAGTCGTAGTGCGCCTTGGTCAGCTTACCCTCGTTGATGAGTCGAGAGACGAGTGCGTCCCACTTGCTCGTGTCGAGCGTGCCGTCCGGGTTCTCAGTGGCCCACCGCCGACCGAGCAGCAGCTTGCGCTTGTTGCTGTCGTTGCCCGTGTGCAGGATCGCGTGCATCAGTTCGGCCATGCCGCTGTCGCGTGCGTTGCCGAAGGTATAGCCGATCTCGGGCGCTGCAATCGCCCCCTGGGGCAAGGCCGGTGCCACGTTCTGGACCAGGGCGGTTAGGCGCCCGTGATAGTCGACCTTCGCAGTGCGATAGCGATCCGCCGCGTCTTTGATCGGCTGGAAGACGTAGCGCAGGAACGGCCCCCCGAACTTACCGTCGCGTCGCTCGGCCCACTGCTCGACGCGCGACAAGATTGCCTTGGCAAACTGCAACTTGATACCCAACTCCTCGCGGGTCGTGATCGCAGCAGCTTCGCCAGGGACTGTGGCGGGGATGCCGATCTCGTCCATGCGCGCAACCAGTGCATCGGCGGCATCTGCGATGTCCATCAGGTTGCCGTCGACCTCCATCTTGCGCGAGCGTTTGGCGAGATCCCACATCGCGCGCAACTCCTCGACGAGCCCTCGCAACTCCTCCATGCGCATCTCGTTGAGTGGCTTCGCGTTGTTGAGCGCCGCATTGACACTGGGCTCGAGCGCCGCGTACATCGCGGGGTCGTTGCGCTTAACGGTCGCCATGTACTCGTTGGCACCATTTTCCAGGCGGGGGGCGACATCGTACGCGCCGAGGATGGCCCGCATGGCGTTCACAACATCGGGGTCGCGACCGCGTTGCACCAGCTTCTCGTCGTTCCCCTTCGTCACGCGCTTGAAGAACTCGAGCGCCTGCTTGACCTCGTCCTGTGCTTCGTGCAGCGACTTCGCCGCGTAGTTGTTGAGCAACTGGTCGCGCTTGGCCTGTACTGCCGCCTTGGTGTCACCCTTGGTCGTCGCGTCATGCCACGCCTTGGCTGCACGGGACTCTGCAGATTGGTGCTCCCACGCTGCATTGCGCAGATCCCGGATCTTGCGCCGCGCCGTCAGGTTCGCCGCGAACTCCTTCGCGGCCCTGCTGAGTGCGTTAACCGTGATCGCCCTGCCGTTGCTCGCCGTGCGCCCCGTGTCCTCGCGCGGGTTCATCGCGTCCTGCTGCGCCTTGAGTTCGGTCGCCAGGGCGCGTGCGCGCGCTTCGTTGTGAACAGCGTCGTTCGCGGCTTCTTCCAGTGCCTGGGGGGTGGCGAGTTCGCCGAAGTTCTCCAGCATGCGCTGGTCGGTCATGCCCTCGATAACGTCCTCGCGCTTACCTGCTTCGGCGATCGCCGCGAGCATCTGGTCGGCAGAACCGAAACCGTTTGCCTCGGCGACGATGGCAAGCTCGATGTCGGTCGCCTTGCGCTTGTTCTCACGCCGCAGCTTGGCAATGTCGCTCTGCGCCTTGAACGGGGGCTGCGCCTCGACCTCGGCGCGAACCTCGGCCTCGACGGCTTTGCGCAGACCGGCGGCTTCCTTCTGCAATGCCTTGAGCGCCTTGCTGCGTGCGTTGACCGTCCACTTCAGATCGCGCAGGCTGCGCGCTTGCAGCTTCTCGATCGCCTCGTTCGTGGCGTCGAAGTCGGGCAGCATGCCCGCGGCTTCTTCAGCCTGGGCGATCTGCTCGTCGGTGGCGAGCATGCGATCGAACACGCGTCGCACTTCGTCGCTCACCTTGAGATTGCGGCCCCGCATGAACTCGGTCAGCGACTTGTAGACACTGACCAGCCAACTGCGGAACTTGCGGAACAACGGTTGCAGTTCTTGGCTCGGTGCTTTGCCTTCCAGAAGGTACTGCTCGAAGCTCTCGGCGAGGCGCTCGTGGTGGGGTCGCTTTTGGTCGAGCGTCATCGCGCGCCACGTTTCTAGCGGGGTGCGCTTGGGCTGGATCGGAGGGGCTTCGGGGGCCGGGCCGTCTTGATAGAACTGATCTTTGATCGCAACGTCGTCGCCGCTGAAGATGACGTAGTTGTAGGTACCCTCGCCATCGACCCGACTGGTACCGTCGAGGTACTTGATGCCCTTGATGCCGAGTGCCGCTAGGGCTTCGCTTGCGGCTTTGTCGCCACCTCTTTGCCCGGTCAACCGCTTGTAAATGGACTCGCCAGAAAGGTTTACTGGCTGCTTCGGGAGGTCCGTAGAACCGTCACCTTCAAGGGCCGCAAGCAGCGCGTCGTCGAACTCGGCAAGTTGCTTGTCGTCAACGTAGAACCCTGCCTCGCCCAACGCCTTGCGCACCCCTTCCGGCTGCTCACTGAGCGGCTTGTCCCAGAGCAGCATCTCGCTGTCTTCGGGGATATCCACCTCGTAGAGTTGACCCTGCGCGGCCTTTTTGGTGAAGTCGGATTTCTTGCCCGCGCTGTTGAGAATATCCAGTGCCTCGCGCCATACGCGCAGCGTCTCCTGCTCGCCCTTGTCGACCTTGCGTGCATCGCTCCAGGTGTCAGCGTCGTTAACCCACGAGGCGACGTCTTTGCGGGCCTTTGCGAGCGTGCTCGTCTCAACAAGTCGCGCCGCGAAGTACCCGCCCGTTCCAGGTTCAAACTCTCGACCTTTGAAGAATCTGCGAGGGGCCTGCTCAGAACCGCCGCTTAACTTCTCCCGGTAAAACTCAGCAATCTCCCGCTTGCCCGCGAAGTACAAGCCCCACCCGTATGCCTGGGCACCCTCGCCCGTGCCGATCTTGTCGGTGCTGAACTTCTCAATGCCCCGGTAAGGCGTACCGTGGTAGGCGGGTTGATCCAACGGCGCACCGCTGTCGGCACCGCCCACCTGCTCGTCGCCCTTGATGCCGAACCACTTCAGCAGTGTGTTCATGTCGTCGACGATCTGCGCAGGCGCACCCGGCTGGCTCGCAACGTCTGCCATCACTTCCAGGAAGAAGTGCCCGGACTCGTGCAGGAAGGTCGAGAGGTCGGCCCTGTCGGTGAGCGAGATCAGCAGCGCCTGGGGGTTGAACGTGCCGCGGGGGGAGGCGGTGTTCTGGAAAAACAGATTCTGGAACTCGCCGATCTTCGCTGCCCGGTCGGTCTCGTCGCCCTTCTTGTAGGTGCGCACATCGGTGACCCCTCGCGCTCGCAGCGCGTCGAGAACCTTCTGGTCGACCCCTTCGGGCACCACGGCCCCGGAGAACTCGGCCAGATCAACCTCGCGCAGAATCTTGGCCTCGAAGTATTCAGTCGGCAGTTCGCGCAAACGAGTCAGGAACTCGGCCACCCGGGTCGCGGTGTCGTCGTCAACCTCATAGCCGTAGTTCTTCGCGGCACGCTGGACGCCCATCTTCGCAGCATCTTCCATGATCGCGATGGCGGTGTCGCCGGACAGGTCCGGGTCGATCGCCCTCGCCACATCCCAAAACTCTGCGTCGATCTCCTTCTTGACCTTCTCCATCTGCGCATTGCTGACGAGACGGCCCTTTGCCTTGCGAATTTGCTCGACGCTCTTGAACTGAGGCGCGAACTTCGCGCGCAGCGATCCGACACCGTAGTTGAAACTCTCGCCCCCGCGCAGTTCCTTCTTGAGGATCTTGACCACGTTCTCCAACGTGTGCGGGATGTACTTTCGATTGCCCGCGTTCGTGTATCCCTGGAAAATGCGTTCATTCGGGCCGATGCCCGCAATGAACTCCTTCGCAGCCGTGTCCAACTGCTCCGACAGGTCGCCGTCGAGCACTTGCTTGCGCAGCGAGTAGAGTGTCGCGTTACGGTCGACCTTGCCGTTGTCGCGCAGGCTGCTCCGATAGGCGTCGATCTTGGCAGCGAGTTCTCCCGCGTAGGCGAAGCGCCCCCGCTCGGCAACCCGAATCTTCTCCTGCGCAATCTCGGCATCTGTCTCGGCGACGTTGCCCTCGTTGCGCATCAGGAGCATGTCGCGTCGCATCCCCCATGCCGCCGCGACGAATGCGTCATCCTTCAGGAGGTCGAAACGATCTTTGCCGTTCTCTAAGAACGGCATAAGTTCGGGCGCCAGTGGTTCGGCCTGCACGCGCCTGACATCTGGGGTTACGCCACGCTCTGCGAGGAACTGCCAGAGGAACGCAGGGGTGTTCCCCAGTTCGCGCGCACCGTCCCGCTCAACTTCACCCCATTCAATGTAGCGGGTGTCGGTCGCCACCATGCCGTCTTTGAGTTGTGCCTCTGCGCGCTTGCGCATGTTTGGCGTGAACTCATAGCTAACGCTTGGGTATCGAGGCGAGTAGATATCTGCCCCGAACACCTTCGTACTGGCGTAACCCTTCGGGTCGGCCAAGTCCTTGCTGCCGATGAGGGTGATCTCGCCAAAACCGGTGAGCGGGTGATCCTTCTTTGTGATCGCAAGCGAAGGGACAGGGATGCCCCCCATCTTCACCGCATGGAGCAGGTTGTCAGCGGTGAGGTTGTGCGTGACGACGAGGTCGTTCGCAGACTGGTTTAGCTCTTGCCCGCCTTCTCGACCTGCTTCGCTGCCACGCGCTGCTTGACTTGCTCCAGCACTGCCGCCCGTTCCTCCGGTGTTCTGACCGGCAGGCGAGGCCAGGAAGTCTTCGGTTGTGAGTTCTCCGTCATACGCTGCCCCTTCTTCTACGTTCTGGACTGGGATGCCCAGTTTCTCCCAGAAACCCTGTGCCGATTGCACGATGTTGCTGATGTGCAACGTGCCGCCCGCTGACGTATCGAGCAGCGCCTTGACCGCTCGCGCCCCCGCACCGTTGCCCCGCGCCGCCTTGTCGATCTCGATATCGTAGCTCGCGGTCGGCTTTCCGTCCTTGAACGTGGCTTCGACAAACCCGAGAACCGTGAATTGGTTATCGCCAGTGATGGCGAGGTTGAGCAGTTGCTCACCACTCTCGTCGGTTGGGATGAACTCGATGCGTTCAGCAGGCTGCCCGTAGCCGATGAACACGCCGGGGGCCGCGATCTGCGGCATGCCGTTCTCGTCGACAGTCAGTTGCGCGACGGGTTGCTGTGCGGATTGGTGCAGGATATTCGGGTCGTTCGGGTCGAACGTGCCACGGTTGCCGGTGGCGCTCTTGATCTGGGTGGAGTCAAAAACGACGTAGGTGTCGGTCGACCTTGTGTTTTTGTCGTTGTTGTAGTCGTCTTTGACGTTCCGGATTACTACACCGTCATGCCCAGCGTCGCGGGCCGCAGCGATCACATCGCTGGTTTTGCCTCGCTTCTGCGCATCGCGCCAGTTCTGCCCAGCCGCATCGATGACGAGCGGATTTTCCAGTTTGATGAACGCGGAAACGATGCCTTCCTCGGCGCTCTGGTAGTCAAACGCGCGGCGCGGATCGGCGTAGGTCTTGGCCGTAGCCAGCGAGGGGGTGAACCAGAAAGAACCCTCTGCGCGCCCGAACCCGATGCGCTCTTTCATGGACTTGAAAGTCGCGTCTTCGCGCATGAAGCGCAGGTCGGGGCTGCCGTGATACACCACCAACGGCTTGCCCTCGGCGTCCACCACCTTGCTGTCGCCGAACCAATTGCGGAACTCCGGGGTGTCGATGGGTAGATTGCCCCCTTGATCCAAGTTCCCCGTCGCCTGCTGCGAACCGGTCACCTTCAGGCTGAAACGGTCGTACATCTCCCGGGGCGAGATCCCGATGCGCGCTGCCATCGTGCTGAAGAAAGCAGACTGCAGCGAGGCGTATGCTGCATTCACCTCGGGGGAGAAGCGCCCTGCTGCGTTCAACTGATCGAGGATCGTCGCGCGAACTTCGTCGCTGCTCTGCTTCCATGCAACTTGGTCGGCGGCCTGCTGCAGTACACGATCGGCTTCGGTGCGGACCCACTCGTCGGCCTGCTGGACCTCCAGGCGAGTCGGCGAGTCGGGGCGGATGCGCGCGTTGTCGTTGATGATCTGCTCTAGCGGGGTTCCGGGGGCGACAGTCAGCAGGTCGGCCATCGGGATCGCCACCGTGCTGTTCGTCTCGAACGCGCCCGGGATCGCCTCGCGCACCGACTGCGGGAGTTGCGCGAGTACATCGGGCGCCAACTGGTTGAGCACTTCGCCGTCAACATAGACCGCACTGGGCTTGTCGGGGTTGTTCTCAATCACCTTGCGCATGTGCTCACGGAACTGCTCAGGGCTGCGAGTGCGCAGCGCGGACTGTGCCGCCAGCTTCATCTGCTGCTGCAGCAGATCCTGCTCGAACTGCAGGGGCTGTGCCGTCATGCGCTCGACGATCTTGTTCGCGCTGTGCATGGTCGTGGTCTGAATACCCACGCCCATCAGCGTCGCAATGAACGTCTGATAAGCGGCACCAGGGCGCTCGGCCAAGAACTCTGCCGTCGTCTTGCCCGGGTTCAGGTTCATCCACTCGTTGAAGTCCTGGGCGAGCGTTGTCAACTGCTCGGTCCAGCCCTCGCTGATCGCCTGCTTGCCGAGGGTCTTCATCAGGCCGGTGTTGGCAGCGATGTCACCAAACAACTTGCCTGCGGGGATGCGCTCGAACAGGTATTCGAAACCGGCCTGCGGGATTGCGAACTTGAGGGAGTCGCCTTGGGTGAGCCCCTTCTCGCGTGCTTGCAGGTAGGCGTCGAAACCCACGCCCGCGGCCTGGATGCCAGCGACGACACTGCCAGCCTGTTGTGCGCTCGCAAATGTGGTGCGCGACAGACCTAGCGGCATCAGTGCGAGGTTGACACCCGCAGACTGTGCGCCCGACTTCAATGCCTGCCCGGTCACGCTCTCGGGCTTGAAACCCCACGAGTCTCGGGCCGCTTTGCTGGCGTTGGCCTGGGCGCGAGCGTCACGGGCCCACCTGGTCAGACCCATCAGGTCGTAACCCGTTCCGACCGCGTTAAAGTACATCTCACCGACACCTGCCGTGCCGCCCATGAGAACGTCAGCCCCCAGGCCCAGTACGTCGTGCACGAGCCCGCCCTTGTCGTCGGCGCTGACAGCATAGCGGATACCCTTTACAACCGACTTCTCCAGGTTCTTCAGCGTGTCGAGGTCGTCGATCGAGGTCGTCGTGAACGTGGGGTCAACCAGTTGTCGGTACAGGACCGGCGACTCCTGCGCAATCTGGACGAGGTTGATCGCCTTGGCCTGCTCCTTGAGGCGCAACTGTTCGACGTTACGCCTCACAATCTCGGGGGGCAAACCGGTCGTGTCAGACAGCCGTTTGCGCTCTGCTGCCAGTTCGGGGTCATCCTTAAGGGCAGTCTCGATCACTGTGCGCGCACGCTTGCGCTGCGCCTCATCGCCCTCTTTGACGATCTCCAGATAAGGGTTTGATGAGGTCGCATCGGTCTGCGACCCTTGATCTTTTGCCAGGGCGAGGTAGTCGGTCATGCGAGGTCAGTGTGCAGGGATTGCGACAGGGGCGGCCTTCTTCTTTGCCTGCCCCATCATGTAGAGGGTGACGATCGCCTGCTCTGTGACAGGTTTTCCGGTCTTGCGCAGCGCGTCGATGATCTGCATTCTGTCATCTCGCGGAACCGCACTGAGAGGGATGTCTTTGCCCCCGACCTTGACATACGCACCCTTGACCTCTGCGTCCTTAAGCATCGCGACGGGCTTCTCGGGATCAGACCCCCACTCGTCGACATAAACCTTGTTCATCACGATCTCGTCGACCGCCGTGTCCTTCTCGCTCGGTAGCAGATCCTTACCCCCCTTGGCAGCAGACATCTGCTGCACTCGGGTCTCGATCGCACGGACAATGTTCGCTGCTTCTTGCGGGTGCTTCTTCTTGTCGATGCCGAGAGAGGTCAGCGCGTTGTTGATGCGCGCCTCGTCAGACAGCAGTGAGTCCTGTTTAGGCCCTGCTTTCCCACGGGTCTCCTGCATCTTCTTGAGTTCTTCCAGGTCGCCGCGCCCCACCTTGTCGCGGTACTCGAGCACGTTGAACGGTTCGCCAGCGATCACCCGGTCGCGTGCCTCGAAATACGAACCCTGGTCTGTTACGACACCACCGTTGCGCGCCTCGATCAGTCGCGCCTTTCTGTCCGCCCGGATGTACTTGCGCAGGTCTGCGGCCTTGCCCGCGTCGGTCTGCTCAAGCTCGAGCATGAGTGCCGCAGGCACATTGCCCGTCTTCTCGTAGGCCAACTCGGCACGCCCCATTACCTCGGCAGCGCGCGCGTTCTTGCGCCGCAGGTTGTGCGCCTCGGCCTGATCCAAGTGGGTGATCGTCGCCTTGCGGATCTCGGGGTCTGTGATTGCCGCCAGCTTGGCCTCGCGCTCTTTCTCGGGCAGGGTGACCCACTCCTGCGCGTTGCGCAGCGCCGTCTGGTTGTCCGCTTCGCGCTTGATGATGGTCTCAAGGCGCGGCTGGTTGTCACCAATCTCCCCCTGCTGAATTGCAGTTTCGAGATACGCCCTCGCTGCGTTGGCGTCCTTCTCTGCCAGTTGCGACACGACCGCCGTGTGGTAGGTGCCCATGCGCTTTGCAATGAAGTCGGCAGACTGATCCCGGTCGAAGTTCTTGCGCTGCGCCATCTGCGCAGCGAGGTCTCGTGTGCGTTGCGCCTCCCCAGCGTAGTCGCCGGTTCGCAATGCGGTGCGCTGCGACGAGTCCATCGCAGCGAGCGCGGTGCTGTCGAAATACTTCTCTTGCTCAACGCGCTCGTACTTGCCAGCTTGATCGAGCGCCACGCTCTGACGACGGGCGAGCGTCCTGCCCACGAGGTTCTGCGCCCGAGGGCTCAGGTCTTTGCCGTAGGCCCCTGCCGCCTCTTTCCACCACGCATCGACCGCGTCGCGGTAACCCTTCGCGTCTTTGTTGGTGTACTTCTTGATGTTCTCGTCTTCCCACTTGTTGAAGTCGCGGGTCAGACTGACGTCGACCTCGTTTGCCTTCGCCTCGTCCTCGCGAAGTGCAATCTGGTCAAACCCCTCGGCCAGATTGCCGAGCCCGCGACCGACAGCCTGGAGCCCTGAGGAAACGTCAATGTTGCCCTGCCGTGCAGGGTTCAGCGGCTGAACGCGAATCTGTTCGCCTTGGGAAATTGGTACGCGCGGCATCTGTTAACCCCCCGGCTTGTTGGTCGGTGCGGGTTTCGGTGTGTTGGTTTGCCACCGACCAGCGACGGAACCGGCTGCGCTGATTAGCGTCCCTGCAGCCTGCAGGTTACCGGCCTCGCGAGCAGCACGGCCTGCCGCCGCCTCTTGCTGCCCGCCTGCCCGGATGCGCCACGCGTCGCGCGATGCGTTGGTGCGAGCATTGGCTGCATCAACCTGCCCAAAGAAATCGGTCTGATCCTGGATGTCGGCGGCTGTGCCGTAACCCAGGTCGAGACCGTTCGCAGCGAGGTTAACGCGCTGCGCGCTGCGAAGTGCTGCAGCGCGACGCATTGCGTCGGCAGCGTTCTCCTCGCCCTGCCGCTGTGCATCCTGCGCAGCGTACTCGGCCATCGTCGCGTTGTTCTTCGCGATCTTCTCGGTGGTCTTGCCCTGAACGTAGGACGCTCGCGCAGAGATACCTGCGCCGATGATTGCCACCGCCGCGGCCACATATGCCATCGTCATAGCAGAGCCTTCGCTTCCTTTTTGCCGAAGAACAGCGCCTCACTGTCGGGGGCCGTCAGCTTTGCGACCAGTTCATCGGGGTCGCGCAAGTCGTCGGGGTTGTGGTGAAACGTCGTGATGAAACTGTCGACATGCGCGTAGGCCGCGCGCTCGATCCCGGCAGGCGACACGAAGGGCTCGCAAGTGTTGATCCTCACGGGATCCTCGCCCGGGGTCACCATAGTGATGTCGCCGAGCACCATCGTGATCTGGTCGAACCGGTGCAACTTACCGACCGCGCACACGCCCGCAGGGATGAACATCTCGCGCGCATACAGGCCACCCGCAAAGAAGTGACGAATGGGGCAATCGACCTGCGGCATCTCGCCGATGGCGTCGCGAAGCGTGTGAATGCGCTCACGGGTTACAGGCGCAGGGGCCTGTAAGAGAGTGTCGATCTCGGTGCTCATGCGTGCATCTCGAATTTGTGGAACAGCGCCCCGAGGGGGCCGTAAGGGGCGGGGGCACTCAGGGCGAACCCGAGGCGACGCAGCCATCGCACGCTGGTGTGATTCTCAGCGTGCACGAAGTTTACAAGGGTGGGGAACTCCCGCAGCATGGCTGCAATGTAGCGGGGTGTCTGCCTGACAAGGACACGCGAGTGCTGATCGAGAACCGGTGTGCCGAGCATCCACGGGGCGCCGACACCCTTGCCCGAGTGCGACACCCCGATGATGCAGCCCAGTTCGCCGTCTGCGAAGGCCGACCAGCAAAGCCTCGACACCGCCACGCTGCCAGCGATCGGCGGCAGCGACTGGTCATAGTCGAGGGCGCGAAGTTCCGCCCGGTCAGATGCGCGCAGGTTCGCAGCGAGCACCCTCGCGTCACCGGGTAGCGTCGGGCGGATGACGATCTCAGCCACCCGTCTGGATCTCCAGGACCATCGAGAGCACTGTCAGCGGTAGGGGCGCATCTTGCCGAACGCACAGCGCCGCGTCATTGTTCCAACTCGGGTCGACGCTGATCGACAGCTCACCGTCACGCAGCGAAGGGGGCGAACCCATCGGGTCGGACACTGCTCGCGCAGGGTACTCGCGCAGCCTGTCGAACGAGGGACCAGCTTGCACGACCGACGATTGCGTGACACGGATGTGCGCGCGGCTGATGTTCTTGATCGTCCCCTGCCCTGACGCTGGCGCACCTTCGATGACCAGCGGGAGCGTGCGCAGATCCGAGGTGTAGGGCAGACCCACATGGACGACGCTCGCAGCGTAGTCGAGGGTCACCGTGCCGCCCGTCACCACCTTGCGAGGGTGCACTGCCCCGTCTGCCAGGATGTCAACAGTGCGCCCCTCCAGGTGCCACAGGCCCGACAAACTGGTGATAGGTGCACCCGAGTAGCTCAGACCCGAGTCGACGAAAAACGCCTGATCCTGCTCGACGAATACCCGCGACCGCAGTCGCTCGATATACCTGACCGATCGACCCGCGACCTCGCGCCGAACGAGTACATACAGCGCATCCTCGTTGTCCTCGGCGATCGTACAAACCGACTCGACGAAACCGTCAGTGTCGTGCGCGTGCCAGCCGAACACCTGCTGGTCGGGCACGTAGGTCAGACCTAGTAGTACGCCATCGTCACGCACCGCCCACATGATTTGATCGGGAGCGCGCGAGTACGCGATCTGCCGGATCGTGTGACCGTTGAACCGGTGAGGGGCCATGATCGAGACATCGAGGGTGCGGTAGCTGTTCGACTCCCAGTTGTAGCCAAGCTCGCGCACGCGAGACCCCTGCGCCTGGACGTACAGGATCGAGCCCGATGTGACAACGGGCTGCACGTTGCTCGCACCCGAATAGCCCTGCGGCTTGATCGAGACCGTCCCAGGGGTGATCGGACCGTCCCCGCTGCCGACCCGGAACTCGCCGCCAGTTGTCAGGGCGAGTAGGTCACTGAGCGCCACGAGATGCAATACCTTGTTGTTCTGCATCGCTGCGACGCGCAACTCCATGCCGTCGCCGTCTTGGGCGGGGATCGAACTCGTCAGGTTCGACTCGGTGCCGGTACGGGTTGCCCACAGCGTTTGGGGCTTGTAGGTCGCCCCGCCAAACCAACGGCGCTGCTCGTAGTAACAGACTGCCGTGGGGTAGTCACCCGGTTCGGCGTTTAGCGCGATGATGTCCTCGGGAGGCGTGCGCGAGGTGTCAGGGAGGATGTTGTCGTCGACCAGCGACAGGTTGGCCTCGGTCGACGTGCCGACCGTCGAGTACGCATAACTCAGCGAAGTGGACGAGTACGTGAATGTCGTCGCAGTCGGCACAGTTGCCACTCGCCAATACCCATCGAGGGTTGCGTATCCCGTACCCTCGATCTGCACGTAGTCCCCGATGCTCAGACTGTGCGCGGCTGCCGTTTGAACATTGACCGTCTTGGTACTGGATAACGGGGTAGACCACCGAAGGATTGTGTCGATATTCACCGGACTCAGCGGGGTGATCGTCACCTTTCCGATGTACCCGTATGTCCCCCCGCGCAGCTTGTAAACGTGGTAGCGGGTCGCACTGTTCACCCCCGTGAGGGTGATTGTGTTGTAGTTACCGGCCAGGGTCAGGTTGTTGGTGCAAGTTGCGACATCGCTTGCCAGTGACTCAGTGACCCCATCGGGTTGCACGGCTGTAGCGACATACTTCTGCTCTGTTAGGTTCGTTGCCACGGCAACGGTTGCAGTGGCAGTCACCCCTGTGGGGGCATTCGTTGGAGGGGCAAACGCTGCTGCGGTAATCCCCCATGAGTAGGCCCCGTAACGTCGGAGTTCCTGCGAGGGGTACGACGGGTGGGTAATCGTCACCACATCGGACGATTGCGCAAAATGCAGATCGTGCACATCTGCGGAATCGTAGGGGCTCGTCAAGGTGTACACCCGGGCGCAGGTCGTGCCCGCGGCCACGGACGCAGTGCCCCACAGATCGGTCGTCGTGAACGTATCTACATCGACGACCGTGATCTTGTGGTAGCGCCCGCCGATGTAAACCCAATCGCCAGTGGTGTAGCCGTGGGCCCCGGAAGTGTTGACCGTCGACCCTGCAATACTGGTGATGTTCACCGTCCCCTCGACGATGTGAGCACCATCCGAGATGAAGCGGATGTAGAGGTGACCGAACTCGAGCACGACGGTCTGCGTCGAACTGAACGAGAACGGCATCAGCCTGACCGGGTGAGTGCTGTCACGGACTTCCGCCACGAACTCGAACCCCGGACGCCTAGCAGCGGGGCCGTGGGGCAAGGTGATGAAGTTTCGGCACAGACTGAGACCCGTCTGGTACTTGACCAGATCGCTGCGACCAGCGAGTTCGGTCGTGATCTCCCCGCCCGCAAAACTCCGATACAGCAGCTTGGTGCTCACGCACGCACCTCCTGCAAAGTGCGCTCGACGGGAGCGTCCTGCGATGCGTTGGCACTGGTCGCAGCAGACTGTGCGGCAACAGACAGGGCACGCTGGCGCATGGCGTCGCCGATCCGCATACCCTCCTGCCCCTTGATGACCGGGCCCGCGATGTACGCACCGAGCAGGAACGAGAGGGCCGAGACAAAGCTCGGTGTGAACTTGCCCGAGTCCGTCACATCGCGCACATAGACAAGAACCGCCTCGGGCTCGTCGCAATAGATCGTGTCGCCCTCTTGAACGAACTGGGCCCCGGTGCCGTCAGACACTGCGCCCGATACCAGGATGCGCAAGGGGCGCACGCAGTCAGATGGTTTCGCGTAGGCGTAGCCCCAGGCGTTGCTGGTGTTCGTGACCTCGGTCAACTGCCCGCGCCGCAGGGAAAAGGCCCAGTTACCCGACTCCAGCATCTCGGTGCGAGCAGCGTCGTAGAACATAGCGCAGTGACCCGCTTCGACGCTCCCGTCGGGCGGACTGATCGACGACACGCGAGCATCTGCCCCGATGTGGCTCAGGGCCATGTTGCAAATCTGTGTGATGCTCGCCATTCACTTATCTCCTGATGCCCTCCAGTTTATGGAGGTCATGTGCCCACACGGACACTCACCGCCTGCGCAGCCACACCTGCCCGGTGCCCGTTGCCGTGAGCGTCCCCGTGTAGATACCGCCCGGACCGTAGGTCACCCCTGCGCGCACATCTGACGGGGCCGGGTACTGGCGGACCAGGGTCGCACTGCCCGACATCGACGCACCCGGGCCGACCAGGGCACCGCTGGTGGCATGGGTCACTGCCGAGCCCGTGCGAGTTGCCGATCCGACGACGATCGAACCCTGACCAGTGAGCACGCCAGTGGTGGCGAACTGCCGGTAGCGAACCGCAGAGCCCGCCGTCGCAGAGCCCTGACCGGCGAGCGCGCCCGAGGTGGCGAACTGTCGATAGCGGGTTGCAGAGCCCGCCGTCGCAGAGCCCTGACCGGTGAGTGCGCCGGACGCAGCGAACTGTCGATAGCGAACCGCAGAGCCCGCGGTTGTCGAACCCTGACCAGTGAGTGCGCCGCTCGTGTCGTGGCTCACCGCCCCTGTAGATCTGGACGCTGCACCGGAGAGTGCGGACGACTGGCCCGTCAATGCGCCGCTTGCCGCATGAGGGATGTTGTGTTGCGCAGTGCCTGCCACGGACGAGCCCTGACCCGTCAAGACCCCGCTGGCGGCGTGGGATCGGGTCCTAGCAGCAGTGCCCACTGTCGTCGCGCCCTGACCGGCCAGCGACCCACTGGCGGCGTGGGCTCGCGTTCTCGCAGCAGTTCCTGCCGTTGCCGACCCTTGACCAGTCAACGCACCCGTCGTGGCGTGAGTCGTCGCACCCCCTGCCACTTTGAACGTGGCAATGATCGTGTCAGCAGAGACGCTCGAATTCGTGTGAGTCGCTGACTGCGTTCCGGTCGCTGCAACGATCTTGTACGCAGCTTGAAGACCCGTGTACGTGTTCGAGTCGTTCTCGCGGGCGATCAGCGTGTATCCGCTCGGCGTCCCCCAGCCGACATTAGACGAACCCGCGTCGGCGACCGCGACGGTAAACACCACCTCATCGGCTTGTGTCGTCGCTGCCGAAGTGCTCACAGTGAGCGTGCCCGATGTGCCAGTGCGGTCAAGCGGCGAACTCGTCGCCACACCTGACCACTCTTGAGCAACTGCGGTGACGTAGTTGCTGCTCGCGCTCGTCGGGGTGATGGTGAGCGTTTCAGCCCCAGCCGAGACGTTGGCCTTGTACCAAATCTCTACATAGTTGTTCCCGCCGTCACCATAGGTAACAGCTTGGGAATATGCCCCGTTCGTGCTACCCGAGACTGATGTGATTCCGCTCGGGTAGTTGCCAACGCAAAGCACCGACAGGCTGCCAGCCGTCAGGTTACTCGTGTATGAGAGCGTTGACGTTGCCCCGCTGTCCTCTGTGCGGAGCAGCGTGGAGGTCTGCACCAGGGCCATGCAGCCCTCCCCTTAGAGTCAGGCGCTCAGTGCCGTGTAGGTCAGCGACGAGCAACTCACCGTGTCGCCTGCGGCAACCGTGAGCCCGTTGGTCATGTTGATGTCGCTGGCCGACGCAGCCACCGCGCAGTGGATCACCACAGTGCCGCCCGAGGTCTCGAGCGTGGCCGTTGCCACCGCCGAGGCGTTGCCTGCGGCATTGGTGTCGCTGGCGATGGCGTTGGCCGTTGCCGTGCCGCCCGACGATGCGGTGAACGCGGTGGCGCTCAGTGCGAGGTTGGCGACCGAAGTACCCGGCGCACCAACAGTCCCCGATGTACGAAACCGCAACCGGCCCGATGCGCCGATCAGTGCGGTAACTGCGTCAGTCGCCGCGTTGCGGGCTGCCGTGCTGTGCGTCGTTGCCATGAATCAGTTCCTTGAGTTGTTCCTCGGTGACCTTGCCGATGAGATGGACCTCGTCGACCTTGCCAGTGTCTTTGCGCGTGATCTGGAGCGTGATGTTGAGGTCGCCAACTTGCCCCTGCAGGTTTGCCATACCCACCTCCTCAGATTGATCGACGGCCCGCCATCGTGACCGTCAGATTGGTTGTGACGTCGCCGCCGAACACCTTGGGTTTGATGAACACAGGAAGCTCGACGATCTGCTTGAACGCTGCCGACGACAGGATCATCGGGTTGCCAGATGTGTCCGTCAACGCATGGTAGTTCGTCCCGTCGTTGCTGCCGCCGATGGTCACTGATGCACCACCGAAAACGCCAGCGACCTGGATCGACCTGTCGGAGTACACCGCAAGCCGAACCGGGTCGCCGTCGTCATTTGCCGCCAGTGGTGCCCATGTCGTCACGGCAACGTCGAGACTGGTCTCGAACGGAAACGTGGTGACAGGGGCGACCATCAGGCGAGATCCTCACCCTTGTGCACATCGCCGAACGACTTGCCGGGGGCAGCGAGTTCGGACAATGCGCGGGGGGTTACCTTTTCAACCTTGGCCGTCTTGGCAGCTTTGCCCGCGGCAGTTTCTGCAGGAACGGCCCAAGATGCCTTGAAGTTGTCGGGAGCATCAAAGGTGACCCCGCGCTCGCGCACGGAGCCACCAAAGAAGCCCGGTTTAGTTGCGATGAACTTCATACCGGGCCCACCTCATCAGGCCGAGGCAGGAGCGTCAAACGGCGCCCACATTGCAGGACCTTGCGTAAGGAACGCGTTGATCTTGCCAGCAGTCACCGCAGTGGTGCCCGTTACCTGCAGGATGCCGAGGTAACGCTCATAAGTGAACGACTTCGGCAACTCAATCACGGCCAGCACCGTCCCCGCCTTGAGGGTGGTCGTACCAGTACCCGTGCCCGTTGCGAACGCGGGACTGGTGTAGTGCACGGTCGCGGTGCCGTTGGTGGCGATGCTGGCGCTGTCGTCCGAGGCGAGCACGAACTGCACCGTGCCAGCGGAACCTGCGGCAATGCCGGTATCAACCGAGATCACCAGATACAGGTCTTCGATGGCGCCGATATGGCCCGGGGTGGTCGAGACGCCAGCGAGCGAAACGTCGATCTGGTTACCGATCAGGTAGGTACCCGCAGCGCCAGTGTTCAGCGACACGGCATCTGCGAACTCATTGCGAGAGTCGAGAATCATGGTGTTGTCCTTTCAGATGTCAGGTCGATTAGCTCACAACCGACTCGGTGTTGAGCAGTGCGTCGGTACGACGCACAGGGATGTCGTCGAACGTCATCACGCGCTTGCCCTCGACCGTCTCCCACGACAGGTTGTTGCTGACGCGCTCCAAGATACCCAGGCGCAGTTTCTCGCGGATGGTGCGGTTGACGTACCAGCAGGCGCGACCCTTGCCGAACGAGGGGATACGCTCCGATGCCATAACCATCCAGTTAATCAGGTTCTTGGTGTTGGCGATGGTGCCCAGGTCGGAGATGTCGACGTTGGCAATACGCACGAAGTAGCGCCAGTCGCGGATGGTCAGACCCGCGTCCCAACGGTAGTGGGTGCGGTAGCCTTCCATGCGACCACCAGCGCCGTCGACGTTCTCGATCGTCACCTGACCCTTGTCGGTCATCTTGAGACCTGCCTGCGAACCCTTCGGGTAGATACCGAAACCGGTCTGCGGGCCCCAGAGGCACAGCCAGATCGAGGTGTTGTCGGCACCAGCGCCGCCAGCGTTCACGATGTTGTCAGCGTTCTGCGCAGACAGCGAGTTGTAGCGCGGGGCCAAACCGGTGAACGCCTCGGGCTCGGTGGCCTCGTTGCCGTAGAACAGCTTGCTCGCCATCTGCTGGCTCATGCCTTCGATGTAAGCGGCATCTTCCGACAAGCGGAAAGCGGCGGTGTTGCCGTTGAGATCGGCGAGCGCCTTGTCGATCTCGGCATACGCTTCCAGCATACCGCACGAGTCCTGCACCTGGGCGGTGGTCGATTTGCCCGGCTGCACGCCACCGTACATCTTGCGCCACGTTGCCGAAGGCAGGCCGGTGCGGACAGTGGTCTTGTTGCCGGTCTCGAGGTTGCCCTCGACCCATGACATATCAGTCAGGACATCGTTGGACTGGTTGAGCAGTTCGACGATCGAAGCGATCCGACCATCGGGATCAGTGCGGCGCGCAACATCAAGCAGCGTCGGGTTGTTTGCAGTGAGAGCAGCCATTTAGGGCCTTCCTTTCAGTTCATGTTGGGGAACAGTTTTTTCGCCATGTCCGTCTCGGGCCCCTTCGGGGAACCAGCGACGAACCCGTCTTCGCTGATAGCCTTGCCCGCCTTGACCAGCAACTTGATGACTGCAGGGTGGTTACCCAACCCGCTCGCATTGAGAACGTCTTTCAACTCAGGCGAGCCGAACGCGTTCAAGGTCTTCAGGGCCACCGCCATGTTCTGGTCGAACTTGTCGCCGCCGATCTCTTTGTCGACACGCGACTGTTCTGCCCAAGCCGCCTTGGTGGTCTCAAAAACCTCTTTCTGACGCTGGATCATCTTGATGCCGACATCAGCGACTTTCTGAGCGGTGGCCTGATCGAGTTTCATCTCCTTGGCTACCGCGCTGAATTCGTCGCGCGCTGTCGTGTCAAGCTCGACACCTTCGGGCATTGCGAACTCGTAAGACTCGGGAACCGTAGAGGTCTCCGGCTTCGTGGTCTCAGTGGCTGCACTGTCAGGTGCAGCCTGCCCTGCGGCGTCGACAGGTTTGCTATCTGTTGACGCGTCCCCGGCGTTGGTGGAGTCTGTGCCGGTCACTGCTGTCGTATCACTCATCTTTACCCTGGTAATCCTTCAAGAGTTTGAAGTACCCGTCAGGCGCCGCATCGAGGATCTCGCCTGTCAGAAAGATCCCGATCGCACGCTTGCCCTCGTTGAATGCCATCACGCTACCGCTGTGATTGAACGAGGTCCGCATGGTCCCGGTCTCCTCAAACAGGCGCGTAACAATGCGGCGCCCTTGGGGGTGGGCCATCAGCCATTTGAGATCGTCGATCTGTCGACGACGGCGCTCGCGTGCCCCCACCTGTTCGGCTTCGGCATCACGTTCCTGCTCGTGCAGTTCGATCGGGTCTCTCATGGTTGACATGCTGGCCGCATGTTAGAGGAGCACCCTCATGTCACGGACACACCGCAAGATCGAGCAAGCTGCAGAGCCGCAGCAGACTCAATTCGCAGTGCAGCACGCGCCGTTTCAGGTTTGACCAGGGTGTAAGGCAAGAAGTCTACAAGCGACGGCGAGGAAACCACATCCCTGTCTGCAGCAGCCTGCAGCCTGCTCATCTGCTCGCGCACGCGCTGCGCCCCGAGCACAGCGCCCTGTCTCGTGCCGCTCATTTGCAGAGCGTCACACGATTGGGCGCGAAGTCTGGTGCAAACGTCATGTAGGCCCCGGACCGTGGCAAGTTGTGATTGCACCCAGCACCCACAGCAGCGCGGGCCACTTCACGCGTACCCCTCACCCCACCGACGAACTCATACACCGGGCGGCTCAGGCTCGGCAGATTCGGAGCTACTCGGTAGGTGTACAGATCAGCAGGTCGTGCGGCCTCTTGGATCACTCGGGCCGCGGCACTGTTGACACTGCGCAGCATCTCCGGGTGATCCGGGCCCCAGGTGGAGCGAGCCTCCAGCCATGCCCAGTCGCGGCGGGTCAGCGCCTCATGCCACGCTGCAGGGTCTGCGAAATGC